CTCGGTTTCTGATCATATAGGCGAGCATCAGAGTTAAGGGGCTCCCATAGAAAACCATCTCTGGTTTTCCGGACATCCCGGTATTCAGACACAATCCGAGCATGCTCATGATTGTGCTTGCTGGCAAAGAAGTCCAGCAAGGCCGGTAGTCCTTCCCTGTCTCGTTCTTGAGTTCGGACAAGTAATGTCCAAACTCGGACCTCGTACCGATGTAGGCGAGAATTCCATCTTTTAGCAAGATGAGATTCATCGCTTCCAGAATAGGAGGTGAGACCGGAGAACCCAGCATCGTTGATGCCCACAATCCTGATTCCACGTCGTAGACGTGCAGGAAGAAGGGCTCTGAGACTGTCTGATGCATTCCATAATCCTTTATTAAAGAGATTGTTGGATGTGTCTACAACAGCCTGACACGATGCCGGGCTGTCGGCGATTATGGTCTTAGGCTTAACGGGAGTTACATCGTAACCCTCGTACCCATCGACCCCGCATGACTCTCTGAACTTTCCGTTAACGTAGCTCTTTGCTACATTGACTTTAAGGCCCAGTGCGGTCATGATTCGGTTTAATCGCGCGTACCCGTGTGATGGGATGATAATATCATCCCCATACACACGTACCTGGGTGCGCATCCCCCGTATCTTGTGCCAAGTAACATTACCTTCGATACAACTACCGAGGGCAATGCACAAGAACACAAAGGATTGAACAGGAAATGTACTCGCAGTTCCTTGCGTGGCGAACTTCTTCAGTTTTATGAAGAGGTCCTCGTCCTCAGAGATGTTATCTCTTAGGAGCCTCGTTCGTGCGGCGTGCAGATGGTATAACAGGGATGAATGTTTCCTGAATATACGCTCCACGGTCCAACACGAAAGTCGATCACTTGCATCCGACAAATCGACGGTTGCCAATGATCGGTCTCGGGAAGCTTGTAACACCATTGCGCCTGATTTGGTCTGATCGTTGAGATCAATAAAAGAGCCACCAAAGTGTCTCCTGAATTGCTCTCTCAGAAATGACTCGATGCATTTCTGACACCACATATGTGATGCCGGTTCTGCAGCGATGAGCCTAGGACCTTTTGCGGTCTTTGGCACACAATATAGCGTGCTTGGTACCTCGTGGTTTAGAGGTTTCTCTCCTAAGAACCCTGCGGTTGTTCCGCATAGTTCATACGGGAAGAGACGTTCAAGCTTAGCAGGCCAGTTCAAGAAATGAGATTTCTCCCATTGCTTGCGCTTTTCTGCAACTGCACCAGGTCCATGCTTAAAACCAGTACCTTTGCCTTCACCTTCCAACTGAGCAGAATACTCAATTGGATCGAAAAAGTCAAATTTACTGAGTATGAGATCAGCGACCTGCTGTACTCGTACTAGGAGGAGACGGTCTTCTCTCTTCTGCTGAATTTCCTCTTCGTTCTTTTCGATTTTACGCGAAAATAACGGGAGGTTCTCCGGTTCGAAGAAAGTATCATCAAGAGCCTGTACAAGATGTACAGACTCAAGTTGATTACCGTCATCCAGTTCATCTGAAAACCACTGTAAAGTAGGTCTTCTAATGGACTTTTCGATGTCATGGTAGTTCTCCAAAGTCGTACGTATACGATCTAGAGAGCACGCCACTTCCAGTTTCTTCCCTATGCAACATAACTGTCGCAAAAAGAATATACTGGTAACATCGGCATCCTGTCGTAAGCATGCATCCCTATCAAACACTTTCAGCCAGAGTCCCGAGAATAATCTCGGAACCCTGACTCTCTTACTAACCCGTCGAGATAACGGGCCAGAGAGCCGAAGGAATCCAGACTCAAGACCACTCAATAAGAGTGAATCTAAGTTTGGAAGGTCAAGCGTAAACAACGCAAGACCTCGTGTTTGACAGTAAAGGGCGAGTCTTTCAATATCAAGACTAACACCCTCTATTGCAGGGTACGCTGCTAGGACATCTTTACAGATGCCTCGCACGACATGGAGTAGAGCACTTTCTTGGCTTTTCATAACTTATCCTTATTAAGGAGGGTTATCCAAGCCGCAGATCGTGGACGGTCACTTCGAGTTCCTTAACTCTCGAAGTTCATCAACTTGGTAATGTTGGCATTGGTCGACGCAGTCAACCAAGCAAACATAGCCGACGCGACATAGGTTGGATCAGTCAGGGTATCTCCCTGCTGATTCTCTATGACGGTGTACGCCTTTCGAACAATCGAAAGGGTCGCCGGAGAGACCGGAAAAACCGTATGGACAAATTCCACATTGTGACGATCAATCATCACATTGCGCTTTTTGTCCAAATACGAAGAGTTCCGAATCGTCAGACGAAACTCGTCAGTCGAACTTCTCAGAAGGTACTCGGAAGAGTACTGATCCTGATTGATTCGAACGAGAGCTCTCGCCACCGAGTTAACGGTGAGGGTCTGGGGATCTGCGAACATATTC